CAATTGCACATGTCAACCAATCTTTTCCCTGGATACTGATCAAACCCTCATTAGCCATCATTGACAAAATTTTTTCTCCTCTTGTAACTTTTACAGCCATCAGAAAACTTTTTAAAATTTTCATATTCATGCATTATTTAATTGTTTTAGGGCAGTCGAGAAAAGTTAAAACTCGACTCCAATATTCCAATGGCGGGACGAGATCACTCAGAAAGCGAACCCATCCGCTTCGAACCCAAGATAGGTTCTGCGAAAAGAGTTACGAGAATTCATTTCGAGATTACTTGTTTGTAAAGCATCATCAAAAATGAAATTATGTTTTGGGTGTCGGTCATAGAACCATTTCAAATATTTCAACGACTCGTCGAAAATATCTGGGTTCGGATATGAATTAACAACTAAACACATTATACGGAGAAAACGAATTAAGACATCTTTATTATTATATTTCTGGATTAAGGAAGAACAAATTTTTCCGAAACGGGGATATGGTACATACATACTCGAGCTCTCATCAAAATGAGTATAAGAGCCAAGAAAAGAATGAACATTACTTACTCGACCACCAGGGTCTTTCACAGTCCAAACCTGAGTAGATGGTTTACATTCCAAACCAAATTCAAGGTATACATCACGCTCAAAATCAAGAAAGTCTTGAGGCGATTCAAAACCAAATTTGTCAAGATGACAACCCCCTAACTTATCGTCTGAGTAGATCATCAATTTTGCATTTTCGAAAATATAAGTCAATTTAGGAACCTCCCCAATCAACATCAATTTTTTTGTAAATAAGTAAACCATGATGACAAAATGAGCAATAGAGTTATCAGTTGTAGTGTTATTATTACCTGAATTATTTCCAGTTTTACGTTTAACAACATACCCATTAGGTAAGAGAACTAAAGGATGCATATTACTCTCAGTAACAGCATCAACTAAGTCTTTAAACTCCCCAGTTGGGTCATCAACATTCATATTTCTTATCATATAAACAAATTTCAAATAGATCTTACGATCATAACCTG